TTTCGGGTAACGGTAAAACGTTCTCTGTTGAGCAAGCGTGTTCTCAACTTAAGCGTGAACTGATTCGTGTGAACATCACTATTGAAACTGATGAGGATGATTTGATTGGTGGTTTCCGTCTGGTGAATGGCGAAACCGTGTGGCACAATGGTCCTGTGGTGGAAGCACTTGAACGTGGTGCTATTCTCCTATTGGATGAGATTGACCTTGCTTCTAACAAGATCTTGTGTCTGCAGTCCATTCTTGAAGGTAAGGGTGTGTTCTTGAAAAAGATCGGTCGCTTCGTGAAACCTGTTGATGGTTTCAATGTGATCGCCACCGCCAACACCAAAGGTAAGGGTTCTGACGATGGACGTTTTATCGGCACCAACGTGCTGAACGAAGCATTCCTGGAACGCTTCCCTGTGACCTTTGAGCAGTCCTATCCTGCTCCTGCTACCGAGCAGAAGATCCTGGAAGGCATCGCTCTGGACCTTGGCGTGGAAGACCGTGACTTCTGCAAGCGCCTGGTGGACTGGGCAGACATCATCCGTAAGACCTTCTACGATGGTGGTATTGAGGAGATCATCAGCACCCGCCGTCTGGTTCACATCATCCGTGCTTACAGCATCTTCCAAGACAAAGCAAAAGCAATCCAAGTTTGCGTAAACCGCTTTGATGACGAAACCAAGCAAGCATTCCTTGAACTTTATGACAAGGTTGATGTTGATTTCCAACTTCCTGTTGACCAGGAATCTCAATCCTGATAGAATGTGGGGAGGTAAAAAGTGCCTCCTCTTTTTGTCCTTTACTATGAATCACAATGTCTGAAAACTTTGAAAGCACTTATGAAAGTTCAATTCCAAATCAAGATTTCTGGGAAAATGATGGAATCAGTTTGACAGGAAATCCTTGCCCTTCTCCCGATATGCTTGTTCTTAGTTCACGACTTCCTGGTGGACTTGGAAATGACCATATCCCATTTAATTCACCCTCTACATTTAATTTGACTGTGACTGAAGATACAAATAAAAACGGTTTTTGGAAATACGAGGAAGACAAAACTCTGAAGCAAGTTGAGGAGTATCTTGTTAGCACATACAAATCACATTACACTTCTGAACAATCCAAAACTCAAACTCTTGATTTGATTGAAAGTATTGGTGATGCTGAACCATTTACTCGTTCAAATGCCATTAAATATCTTTCCCGTTTTGGTAAGAAAAATGGAAAATCTAAACAAGATATTTTGAAAGCAATTCACTATTGCATTCTTCTTTACCACTTTGCTGGACTTCATAAGAACACCACTGACACCTACAATTATTGATTATGAAACTTTCTGACAAAACCCTTTCTGTCCTGAAGAACTTTTCTTCCATCAACCAGTCAATTCTGTTTAAGGAAGGAAACAAACTTCGCACCATTAGTGTGATGAAAAATATTCTTGCTGAAGCAACAATTACCGAAGAGTTTCCTAAAGACTTTGGTATCTATGATTTGAATCAGTTTTTGAATGGTCTTGGATTGCACCAAAGTCCTGAACTTGATTTTGCCAACGACGGGTATGTTGTTATTCGTGAAGGTAAGATGCGCTCTAAGTATTTCTTTGCCGATCCAACTGTAATTATTACTCCCCCAGAAAAAGATATTGTTCTTCCTAGTGAGGACGTTTGTTTTGAACTGAGCACTGAGCAACTGGACAAACTCCTGAAAGCAGCAGCAGTTTATCAACTTCCTGATATTTCTGCAGTTGGTGAAGCAGGTGTTGTGAAACTGGTTGTTCGTGATAAAAAGAACGACACCTCTAATGATTTTGCAATTGTTGTTGGTGAAACTGATTCTGATTTTGTTTTTAACTTCAAGGTTGAGAATATTAAAGTTCTTCCTGGAACTTATGAGGTAGTTGTGTCTCAAAAACTTTTGTCACGGTTCCAGTCTAAGAACCACGACCTCTGCTATTATATTGCTCTGGAGCCTGATTCTACTTTTGGTTGATGAACATCTTCGTAACTTCTCCTTGGCCCGCTGAAAGTGCTATTTGCCTGCCAGACAAACATATCGTCAAGATGCCTTTAGAGTGCTGTCAGATGCTCTCTATCGTGGCATCAGAGAAGTGGGGACACGGGTATGGCACTCTCCCTAAGGCAGATGGAACACCTTACAAAACCGAAAAAGGAGCATTCCGCAATCATCCCTGCACCAAGTGGGCACTGGAGAGTATCCATAATGCCTACTGGTTAATCAAGTGGGGACTGAACTTGTCTGATGAATACTGCCTGCGGTATAATAAAACTCACTCTTGTTACAAAACCCTTGTGGATGCATATTATTTGTTTCCTAAAGGTAAGATCACAGAAGTGACTCCATTTGCTCGTGCTATGCCCGTAGAGTGGAAGTTTGATAATAATATTGATACCTTTACTGCTTATAAAAGGTATATTGCTTCTAAACCTTGGGTTGCTGATAATTATCTGCGTATGCCTGAACGTAAACCTGATTGGATTTGATTATGAGTCGTGATGAATTTTTATGGGTTGAGAAGTACCGACCTAAAACAATTGAAGATTGTATTCTCCCAGAGACTACAAAGAAAACTTTTAAAGACTTCTTGGATAAGGGAGAGGTTCCTAATCTTCTTCTTTCTGGACCTGCTGGGTGTGGCAAGACAACAGTTGCCAAGGCACTTTGTAATGAATTGGGAGTAGATGTGTATGTCATTAATGGATCCGACGAGGGTAGATTCCTTGATACTGTCCGAAACACTGCGAAAAACTTCGCTTCGACCGTGTCACTTTCGTCAACTGCTAAACACAAAGTCATCATCATTGATGAGGCAGATAACACAACCAATGACGTTCAACTCCTCTTACGGGCGTCTATTGAGGAATTTAGTAACAATTGCAGGTTCATCTTTACCTGCAACTATAAAAACAAAATCATTGAACCTCTCCACTCCAGGTGCGCCGTGGTGGACTTCAATATCAAGGGGAAGGAGAAAGCAAACCTTGCTGCAGGTTTTTATGGACGCCTCCAAGACATCTTGCAAAAAGAAGGAGTCAACTTTGATAACAAAGTTCTTATCGAACTTATTAACAAACATTTCCCCGATTGGAGACGAGTTCTCAACGAGTGCCAACGCTATTCGTCGGGAGGAGAAATCAACTCGGGTATTCTTGCAACTTTTAGTGATGTAAAAGTCAATGATCTTATTAAGTATCTCAAAGATAAAAACTTTCCTGAAGTCCGAAAGTGGGTGGTCTCCAACTTGGACAACGATGCTAGCAGTCTTCTTCGCAGGGTTTATGACTCCGCTTACGATTGCCTTGTTCCCGCATCTATCCCTGCTGCCGTTCTTGTTATTGCTAAGTACCAATACCAATGTGCGTTCGTTGCTGACCAAGAAATAAATCTTCTTGCTGCATTAACAGAAATTATGGTGGAGTGTGAATTCAAATGAAATCATTAAAAACCCCTCTTAGATATCCTGGTGGAAAGTCCCGTGCTTGCGAAAAGATGGGCCCTTACTTTCCCGATCTTCGCAACTATCGTGAATTTCGGGAACCATTTCTTGGTGGTGGAAGTGTTGCGATTTATATCACAAAAAAATATCCCAACCTAGATATTTGGGTAAATGATCTGTATGAACCACTTGTAAACTTCTGGCAACAACTCCAGATGTTTGGTACTGATCTTAAAGATAAACTTGTAGATCTTAAGACGACAAACAATACTCCGGTCCTGGCGAAAGAACTTTTTCTTAAAGCAAAGGAGCAAGTCAATGACAAAGATTTGCCAAGCATTGATCGTGCTGTGGCTTTCTATGTTGTCAATAAGTGTAGTTTTTCTGGTCTCACAGAAAGTTCATCATTTTCAGCACAAGCATCTAATTCCAACTTTTCAATGCGAGGGATCGAAAAGTTGCCTGGGTATTCTAAGATAATTGAACATTGGCGTATAACTAACTATTCATACGATTATCTTTTGGATGGAGACACTACTGCTTTTGTGTATCTCGATCCTCCTTATGATATTAAGGATAATCTCTATGGGCGCAAGGGATCAATGCACAAAGGATTTGATCACGATAAGTTTGCTGCTGATTGCGATTTTCGTTATCCTATGCATCAGTTGATTAGTTATAACTCTGATCAACTTGTAAAGGATCGCTTTAAGAACTGGAACGCTGCTGAGTTTGATTTAACTTATACGATGCGTTCGGTTGGTGAATATATGCGAGAACAAAAGGAACGTAAGGAACTGTTGCTATTTAATTATGGAACTCAAGGATTGGCTTAATTCTATTAATTTTACAAAAGAAGATCTATCTGAGGATATTAAGTCTTACCCTTCATATATTATCAATCGTTGTTTATCTGGACATATTGATTGTTTGATGTATGCGAATGAAATGAATATGCACCATCAACTTGATAAAGATATGCAATATTCGTTTTATCTAAATAGTTTGAGGAAAAAGAAGAGATTTTCTCCCTGGCTCCGAAAGGATAAGGTTACAGACTTAGAATGTGTTAAATCATACTATGGTTATAGTAATGAAAAAGCATCTCAAGCACTGAAGATCTTAACTAAAGAACAACTTAACTTTATTAAACAACGACTTGATATTGGAGGATCCAAATGACTACCACGGTAGAACCTACAGTAGAATGGGCTCAAGACCAAATGGTCGAGGTCATTCTCAATGAACCTGATGATTTTCTTAAAGTTCGTGAAACCTTGACCCGCATCGGAGTTGCTTCACGTAAGGAGAAAAAACTTTATCAATCTTGCCATATTCTTCACAAGCAAGGTAGATATTACATCGTTCATTTTAAAGAACTGTTTGCTCTGGACGGCAAACATGCTAATCTGACGGTGAATGATGTTCAGCGCCGTAATCGTATTGTCCGTCTTCTTGCTGACTGGGGACTTATTACGGTTGTGAAACCCGATAGTGTAAACGATATCGCACCATTGAATCAAATCAAAGTTCTTGCATATAAGGATAAGGGTGATTGGATTCTGGAGCAAAAGTATAACATTGGTAAAAAGGGCAAGGGAACTGAAGCAGAATAAATAGAACTGAGACCTTTCGTGCGGTCTCTACAAAAGTCGGAACACCCTAAAAAGAGGTTGGGTTTTTACCCTTCCTCTTTTTTTCGTTTCTTGTATAATTAGTAATGGATGCCGTAAGGGTCCACAAAACACAAACTCGCTTTTAAAGGAGATACCATAATGACTAACCTTGCAACTTCTAGGTTTACCTCTGCGGATATTCCTGCATTGTTGGAAAAAATCAACCGCAATACTATCGGAATGGATGAATATTTTGACCGTATCTTTAAAATTCACGAAACAACCTCTAACTATCCACCATATAATCTTGTTCAAGTCAGTAACGTAGAAT